AATTTTTTTTCTTGTTTGTTTGCATAATAATTCTTAAAGATGTCGTAATACATCATTAGTTTAGTGGTGTTGAAAGTTTTCATGTTACCATAAGGTTCTAAAGTTGAGAGTGCTCTTACCCCCATATATGCAACTAGTGAGCTGGGATTAACCTCATTGAGTAGAGAGTCATTACTTCCTTCCATTTTGCTTTTATCGGTGTATTGATTATAAGGTACTGGATATATAGGAAATTTTACTTGCTTCATATTTAACCCTATATTTAATGCATTATTATGTAGCATGGCATTATACAGCCTGATAGGACAGAAAAAGAAGTCGTTTTGCTGTTTAAAACTTCCGAATAGAGGTCCGATAGTTGGATGTGTTAGAGTGTGACATCTAGTCTGGATAGGGAAGGTATCTCCTGGTAATATTAAATGATATAATGTGGGAATTAGAGTTCCTATGGCTGCTGATGTTCTTACAACTGTGCTTAAATCGTGCGTACTACGGTTATAATTGTTTAACCGCGTCATCATTTTTTTGCCACCTCCGAGGGTGTTCTTTCCAATACTTACTTTCATTTTGCTTCGTTTTTAAGTTGCTGTTTATTAAGTTCGTTGAGTCTCTGGCACATAGCTCCAATTATTGCTAAGTCCATGTTTGTCAATTTGAAATGTTCATTAAGGTAATCCATTGCTTCCTCTTGCGTGTCGAACACGTGTGGAGTTGCTACGTATTCACCTACTGCAAAGACGAATTTATCTTCTTCACCTCTGCGAATTGCGCGTACTTGTACTACGTCTTGGCCTTCCGCCCATTGTACCGCTTCTTGTTGGTCCATAATTAAATGTTTTTAGTTGCTTCAATTTTTGTTAGTATAATTCTACTTTTACGTAATTCGTCTTCCAGTCGTTCTGCTTCTTTAAATAAGCAGCAATTCATGACAATTCTAAATCCTTTTACGCAACACCCTGTATCCCATTCGAAGCCCTCCCACATGAGAGCATAACTTCCTTCGCTGAATGATTCAAAAGGTATTTTAGCTGATTTGAGCCATTCCTTTTTACGGAATTTGCCGTATTTCGTGATGGATGGTATCATTGTGATGTGTAGTTGTATCATTTTGACATTTGTTACTTACATTTACAGTATTCCCTGATATTTTCCAAGTACTTCCGCAGCCTTCAAATATATAGGATATTGCTAATAATATAGCTGCACCTATAATACTTGCTACTGTTTTCCAGTTCTCTTTTAAAAACTGCTTGATTTCTTCTTTCATACTAATAAAGTTTGATTATCCCTATTTTTAATGTGTTGTCGTATTCTTCTAGTTTTCTCTTCACAAATATAGCAACTCTTTTGCAACATAGCTTAATATTTGTGTCTAATTTTGAATTATCGGCATTTCTAATATCCAGGAGATATCGATGTCCAGAGTCTTTCTCAATAGCACTAGTTATAATATCTGCAAAGCTTCTGTAAAAAATCATTCGTGTACGACTTATCATCTCTTCGTTTTTACGAGATTCTCTCATGAAAATTTCGTTTTCAAAACGGCGTTTTGCTATTATTACGTGTCTTCTTTTCATATTAGTAGAGTTTTTTAATGGTGATCATATAACTAGAGTTCGCTTCATTGATTTTTCTTTTCAAAAGTAATGATTCTTTTTTTGAGTGGCAAATGATGTATTTTGAATATAGTTTTCCTTGTTCGTCGAATTTACTGTATTTTAATTCATACCTATGTCCGCTTCTTTTTCTTTCTCCTTCATAAATGATTTCCCATTCTTCCGAGCATGGAAAATTACTCCACCAGTTAATGGATTCATCTTCGTTTTTGAAATTCATTGTTAAGATGGTTTTTTTCTCAATGTGTTTTAGTAGCATAATTGTTCTCATGACTTTGCTTGTTTTATTGTTACACTACAAAGATACCGCAGAAATCCCCTTTTTCCAAAAAAATATCCCACTTTAACCTATGTTATTAACATATTTAACTATTGCCCGATTCCGGCACGGAATACAGCGAAACGAGCTCCGCCGTTGAGCGTACAGAAAGCATGTAATGCTTTCCCTTATACACCCCGAGCGAAGCGAGCTTCTGTTCTCGGCCGAAGGCCGCCAATTACTGTCTGGTACTATTTCAAGCTTGCACAATTTCACCCAAGGTTCCGTAATGCTCTACCGTCGCGCACCTTCTTACTCTTTCAAACATCCACATGTTGAATTTGATGTATTCTTCTATGACGCTGTCCCATTCTTGCTCTTTCTCTTGCATAGGAAAATCGGCCTGTGACGGCAACTCTGTTAGATTTTCCGTGCTGAATTTTTCAGCTAATTTTTTAGCTTCTGCAATAGCTCGTCGTTGTTTTTCCTCTTTCCTTCTAGTTTTCATAGCATTCCACGCAATAGGATTATCTCCCATTACTTCACGTCCGTATCTTTGCCAATATTCTCTAAGGTTGTCTATTGTTTTCCAGTCGTCTGCTTTCACTTTCTCTCCGTATATCCATAACAATCCTCTATTAAGATTGTTAATCCACATCCTTTCACGTTCTTTCTCGGTGAATATTTTGTTTTTGTAGTATTTCGGCATAGCCATTTTTGTACCGTTTCGGAACGTATAGGTAGCTACGTTGATATTCTTATAATTCTGTTTTTGCCACAAATAATCTAATCTATCCATGTATCCTGCTCCGATACCCGAACTCGCTAATACAATTTGTTTGAACGTCGGGTGTTTGATGTCCACTTTGAGCATATATTTTGTTATGTAATTTACGCTTTTTGAGCTGCAATATCCCCCTATAAATACAAATCCATATTTCCAGTGTTTTTTTATTAAGGCCGCTGATTTTTGTCCGAAAAATATACCATGTAAATGAATTCTGTCGTTTTGTTCTCCCAGCTCTGTAACGCACCAGTGCCTTATACTTTTCCCTGTATCTTTCCTTGCCCGTTCTAAAAACAATCTTAACGCTTTTGAGGCTATTTCGTTTGGGTTCTCTTTCCATTTTAGGCCCGTGTCTTCTTCGAGTTTCTTTATGTGATCTTCGTCGATTGTTAATGTAGTAAAGTATCCGAAATTCGAGCGTAACTCCTCTTCTAATCTTACTCTCCATTCTCTTTGTTTCTCTTTTCGACATTCAATACAGCACCCGCACTTTACAGGAATGTAAAGGAGCCTCCTATCTTTACAGACAGGAGGTTTTCCTTTGTTCTTTTTGTTAGGTTTATATTTTGGATTTTTGACAAAAGTAGGATATAAACACATGCTAATGTGATTCTGTATACGTTTCAGTTGTTACGGTTTTGCCTCTTCTCTCAGATACAGTTCTTGTTTTAGATTTTTTCCCGCGGGCCTTGAGTAACATATTTATGATATTTTCTCCGAATTCAAGGCCTAAACCAAGTCTTTCATTAAAGGTTTGTTCTTCCCATCTATCGAGCATACCTTCTACTTGCTGGCGATAGGTTTCTTTATCCCAATCATGTTTATCGGCAAGGGCTTCTAATTCTTCGATAGACGCTTGAAGATGTTTTACTTGCTTCTCGTTCACCTCTTTATCGCTCATATATTTTGCTGCTAGCGCAATAGCTACTGCGTTATTATAGTTTGCGGCGTCAACTCTATCTTGATAAGATTCTTTTAAGTATTGGTTCTGAATTTTTTCGTTCTCCTTTCGCCAATATTCCGTATGAGCTTCTTCACTATATTTTGCAGCTGCGGCGAACGCTTCGCTTATTTGTGCTTTTGTTAACCCTTCTTGCATTTCTCTAAGAGATTTCAGAGCCTCAGTAGCTTCTTTTTCTGCTTTTGTTAATTGAACTAAGGCGTCTTTGTAATTACCTTCCTTCAAATTAAGTTCTATTTGAGAGGCTAGCCCTTCAATTCGTTTTAAAGCTTCTTGTGTATCTACACCTCCAATCTTCTTAGCTTCTTCATTCGCTTTACTTGCTTGTGCTTCTGCCAGTGCTATCTGAGCGTCGTTCATTCTTCTTTGTTGTTCAATCTGTTGTACTTGTAACGCCATACCTACTGGATTCCCTTGTGGTTGCTCTGGCGATGATTGATGAGCTCCACCACTTGCACCCATACCTCCTGCTCCACTTTGTCCATACATTAATCCGACATTTAGTCCGGCGTTTTTTAGATGATTAACTTGATTTTCCGCATTTGTGTAATCCCAGTAGTCTTTTGCATATTGTTGAGATTGAGCGGCCGCTTGTTGTTGATATTGATTTTGTAATGCCATAATTCTTTTGTTATAGGCTTCTTGTTCTCTCATAGCTCTTTCTGGAGACCAAGTTAATCCGAATGCTTGACTTAATGCATTTCCAATGAATCCTATCCCTTGACTTGCTGCCGAGGATCCTAGTCCGCTTATAAATGATTTTCCAAATCCCATATTGTTCTATTTGTTTAATTTTTCGCCCTTGTAATTCTACAAGGGTTACACATATTACTAGATAATATATGCTACATGCGTACCATTTTGTGAAAAATGGAGGGAGTAGAGACTAAGTCTCTATCTCCCAGCCTTTTAGATGTGTGGTTTATCCCACCGAATCCTGCTGCGAAGAAGTGTCTCCTACTTCCTTCGATTCGAGGGCATTTTGTTCTTGTTGTTCGATTTTCCCGTAGTTTTTCGATTTTGCGAGATTTGCCTGGTTGACTGCGTCCATTGCTTGTTGTGCAATATCCCATCTGTCAGTTCTGATGTTGTAAGCCGGTAATACTCCGTCATCTCTATTTGTGTAAATGATTGGTGCTCCATCTGTAATTGGTTCATTGTTTTCGGTAATTCGTTTGACTTTTGTTTCAATACTTTCCCCTGGTTGATATTCATAATTTGTTTTTGCGGGTCTTGAATAAAAATTTGGTTTCTTCATAATTGTGTTTGTTAGATGTTAGGAATTATCTTTGCTGACATAACACGTCTAGGTTTGTAATTAAAGGCTATTTGTACCCAAAAATTTTGTGCGGTTAAATCAGTATCTGCAAAAATATTATTATATAAGTGAGGTTGAATATAAGTGGTATATGTGTCTATATTTTCAAAAATTCTGTTTAAACACATCCAACCCTCATTTTCGACGAGTGCAAAGTTTCCATATGTTTTGTTAACATTAGTCATATATTGAATCCATGCAGGCTGTTTACCTATGCTCATGCCTAACTCTTCTCTTTTGCAAGCGCTATTTAGATGTCTATATAATCTGTCTTGAAAGCCTATGCCGTCAAGTTGAGGTTTGTGAAGATCATCTAAACTATCGAGGTATATGTCCCATTCATTCCCTTGGAAATAATCAACTCTTGGAGTGAGAGATGTGATACAAAATATGTATCCGGGTTCGTCTGCCTTGAACACAACATTCCCTCCCTTATGATTGGTTGCTATGCCTCTACCTGCCAATGATCCTAGCGGTTGGTCTTCTGTGCCACTGTTGTTAATAACTTCTTGAAATTCTATTTCGAGAGAGCTTCCTCCTAAATAGATGGGAGTTTCAACATGGTTGAGTCCTCCGCTTGTGTAT